GAAATCTGGTTTGGTGGGTTAGATGACAAGGATCGGACAGAAAAGATATTGGGGAACGAATATAGTACGGTTTATTTTAATGAGGTAAGCCAGATAAGTTACGGATCTGTTCAACTAGCCCTCACTCGTTTGGCTCAGAAAACGAATTTGCAGAACAAAGCTTATTTTGACTGTAATCCGCCGGGGAAATCTCATTGGAGCTATAAGCTTTTTGAATTAGGCAAAGACCCGTTATCGGGCGTGGATGTGAACAAGCAATTGTACGCTTCTATGCTGATGAATCCAGACGGTAACCGGCAGAACTTAGCCAATGATTACATCGAAACATTCTTGGATACGCTTTCTGAAGCGCAACGCAATCGTTTTAAGTTGGGGAAGTGGCTAGATGACAACCCTAATGCTCTATGGAAAGAAACGGATATTCATAAACGCAGGGTAAGTAAGGCACCACCTTTAAAAAGGATAGTGGTGGCCATTGATCCAGCGTCCACAGCAAAAAACACGAGCGATGAAACCGGTATTGTGGTTGCTGGACTAGGTTTCGATGGTCGCGCGTATGTTCTGGATGACTTATCGGGTATTTATTCCCCCAATGCCTGGGCGAAAAAAGTAATTATGGCTTATTACGACCTCAAAATTGATCGGGTGATTGGAGAAACCAATAATGGAGGCGATATGATCGAAGCCATATTGCGGAATGCGGATTCTTCTGTAAGTTACAAGGGCATTCACGCCAGTCGGGGTAAAGTATTAAGAGCTGAACCCGTTGTTGCTCAATACGAACAAGGCAATGTGAGTCATGTTGGCATTCATATGGCATTAGAAGCAGAAATGACTACTTGGAACCAGAAAGAATCCGATGAGTCACCCAACCGTATTGATGCCCTTGTTTACGCATTGACAGACTTAATGATAAAAAATCAACCAAGAGAATTCCAGGCATTTTAACCCGGCGTGGACACGCAAACCAATGAAATGATTAAACCTAGTGACTTAAGGCTTGGAAATTGGTTATATATTCCAATGGTGAATATGATGGGACAAGTTACATCCATTGGTCAAGAAGAGATTCGTATAGGTAATGGGCCTTGCGATGGAAAGGGTCTGCGTTATGATTTCAGTAATGACATAGTACAGTCCATTCCACTTACTGAAGAGTGGTTAGTGAGGTTTGGTTTTACAAAAGAAAAGCCAGGAAGTCATACTTATGAAAAAGGATTATTGTCTGTTTACTGTAATGACTCGTTAGGAACCAATCTGTTTGTAGTTTCCCTGAAGCCATATCCAGATAGTAAACCCCTGAGAGCACCATTTTTTGATTACACTCACGTCCACCAACTGCAAAATCTATTTTTCGCACTAACCGGCGACGAACTTTTAATTAATCAAACAAGCCAATGAAAATCTTCGGGTATGATATTCAGATGAAGCGGGCTGCACCAACGCCTAAACTGGACTCTGGCACGGTCAACCAGGTATACCGCGCCTTGTATCAGTTCCTGGGTGACAAGATGCCCGTGTGGATGCCCGATAATTTAGAGTCGTACATCCGGAAAGGGTTTTCTTACAACAGCGATGTCTATAGCATAGTCAATTACATCATTACTACCGCATCAATGGTGCCTTGGGAGTTGATGAGAAAGCGTAGTGATGGAACCTTAAAGCGAGTTGAAAGCAATGATTCAGATGCTAAGGAATTACTTAAAGTCGTGGACGAGCCAAACCCACACCAAGGGCAATCTAGTTTTATTGTAGCGATGCTGGGCTATAAGTTTATTATAGGAAATACCTACATCTACAAGGTGACTGCTGATAAAGGCATTCGCGCTAATCAAGCGTTGCAACTTCACGTAATGCCTGCTCATTTGGTACAAATCCTAGGTGGTTCTATTACTGAACCAGTTGGGGGTTACCGTATAAAAACACTCCCTTCCGATGATATTCCCGCTGAAAAGGTATTCCATTCAAAATATTGGAATCCCGATATACAAGGCACCGGCGGTGACGATTTAATTGGATTGTCTCCAATTAAAGCAGCCGCCCGATTTATAACTGGATCTAATGATGCATTTACAGCTACCGCCTCTACCTTTCAGAATAGTGGCGCTACTGGCATTATTACGCCTAAGCCTAATATTCAGGATACAGAAACGGTTATTACCAAGGAACAGTGGAACTTAGCTAAGCGAACTTGGGCAAAGAATGAAACTGGTGCCAGTCAGTACAATAAGATAGCTTTTCTCTCATCACCCATTGATTACCATCAGTTGGGTATGTCACCAGTAGATATGGCTTTACTCGGTGCAATGGAATTATCCTTTGAGCAACTTGGTGGCATTTGGAAGTTTCCCAGTGAGTTGCTTAGAAGTAAAAACAGTACGTATAATACTCGTGATGCAGCTAAAAAATCACTCTATGAAGATGTGATTATGCCTGAACTAATAACCATTGCCAAGGATATGCGCAAATGGTTGGTAATCCCTTTTGGAGAGGATCTGGTTTATCAACCCGATTTTTCTGGCATTGAAGTACTGCAAAAGAACAAGAAGGATCAAACTGATTGGCTTGAAAAGGCTTGGTGGCTAACGCCCAACGAGCGACGGGAACAGATGGACTATCCCAAATCGGATTTACCGGAAATGGAACGTATCTACGTGCCTACTACACTAATGCCTATTGAAGATTTGGCGATGCCAGCCCCTCAGCAAACAACGGATATTACGCAGCCAATTAAAGAACTGGAATTGTTAGGGATAAGGGAGTATGAAAGGAGTAATGGCAATGGAAAACATTAAACAATGAAAGTAAAACTTCAACGTATTGGCAATTCCAAAGGCATTATCCTTCCAAAGGAAATACTTAACAAATACCATTTTGTTGGAGAGGTTGATTTAGTGGAAGGGCGGGGGCATCTTGAGATTCATCCATTAGCATCCAAGAGGGCTGATTGGGAAGATCGTTTCAAAGCAGCCAGTGTAAATGAATGAGATGTTGATGAGTGGACTTGGTAACTTATGACTGAACAGCAAGCCGTACTCCTGTGGAACCGTGCAGACCGCGCTAGAAGGCGCTTCAGCAAGCATATGGAAGCAGCAACGACCATTGCCCTCAACAGTCAGTTAGAGATGATTATAGGAGGCATACAGCACGGCGTAGAACAACCCGAGAACTTAGCCAACGAATACCCCATTCAGCAGTTATTCGTGCTGCTGTATGGCACCGTAGGCGTTGAATTCGCCCGGCAAACCTTTCTTTCGGTGAAGTCGGTTCCGATAGAATTACTTACTAAGGGTAGCAAGCCTCAGGCTGACGAATTACACGGTAATTGGTTGAGGCAGATGCGCAAATTGGCCTTGGAGAAAAATGGTGATAAGATTACCGGCATTACCCATACTACTCGGGAATTCGCCCGAAAAACACTCGCTAAGGCGAAGGAATTAGGGGAGGATGCAGTAAGCTATTTGCGTAATAAGTGGAATGAGATTATCAAGAACCGGGCTAAGGTGATTGCTAAAAGCGAGATTTCAGCCGCTTCCTCTGCAGGTGCTTTGCTAGGAGCAAAATCGGTTAACCAATTACTTCAGAAAAGTTGGCTCTCACAGAGAGACAGTAAGGTTAGAAATAGCCACCACCATGCAGACGGTCAGACGGTCGCACTTGACGAACCATTTATCGTAAACGGTTACGAAATGCAGCAACCTTGCGATCCTACTTTTGCACCAATATCGGAGACGGTGAATTGTAGATGTTTTTTAACCTTTAGTTGATTATATCACTACCCAGTCTTTACCATACACATCTTTGCTCTTCGTCCTATAGTCACTACCGAATAAAGGGCCGAACCATACCGACGGGGCTACTACTTTCTTTTCAACTGCATCTCCGAGCACCGCCGCGCACCAACTAAAACTACTATTGGCAATAATGAACGACTTACACCGCTTCATTAACCTGAAATCTTCCAGATAAGTATTCCCCTCAGCATATTCCATATTCTTGTACCGTCCGAACATCTGCTTCGCAGTATCCATCTCATCAGAGAAGACCAGAAAACGCGTGTCGCTATCAAACTGACACATTGCTTTTTCGTAGTACTCCATCGTCATTCGTGGATGATAGCCAGCATTGTGACCCGAATAATCCCCTCCACGAAAATGCACCGCTACGTAATCCGTTTGTAGTCCCTCGTCCTTCATCGTCATATAGTACCGGCAGAGGTCGATACAATGAGCGAAGAACTTTTCACTTTGGAAGTGCCCTGTCAGGTCAAAATTCCCTATTGTAGGGAGGTTGATTTCTTGGTAGCCGAATGGATAACCGATTTCGAAGAAGTCTATCCCACTTTCTGGTAATAGTGGTAGCGGATGAAGGAAATACTTTTGAACATCGATGTCTTCTTTCGTCCCGAAGCGTTCAAGGGCATCATAATTGCGCCAGTATGTGAATGCAAAACGATGACCACATTTCGTTGCTACACCTAAAATCCCCATTATTTGCGCGACTTGGTTGCCAAATCTTCCGTATTTGCCCACGCGTCGCATCGTAACCACGTTATTCATAATAACACACATTTATTGATGACCGCTAATTCTTCTTTCATTTCAATAATCCCCCTGAAAACATACTCAGCATTTTCATCAAAGATTTCACAATAACCATTGTCTTGCCAGTATAACTGATAATTGAAATTCCCTTTATAGTTATGAAACCAATAATCCTTAGTAGGAGATACGTTCCAACCGCTTTCTTCAACTTCGTTTAAATTGATCATTTTTTGGTTCGACGGTTATTTGTTGAACAGCCTCAGCAATGCACTGTAAAATAATATCTTGATACTTTATCGCTTGATTGGTATCGCCAGAAACGATAAACCTGAACTTGCATTCCACAAACACAGTCGGCAGTCTTAAACGCCGTTCCTGATAATCTTCAACTGGTTCGTGTTCTAACTTTGATTCGGCATCAACTAAGTGTAGTATCATCTCGGTAAGTGGTATGTATTAAAATAACTTTCTCCCTCTGGTATTAATTCAAAATATTCTTCATTCGTTACTGATTCAGCAGTACAGGTAACCATCATCGAACGACAGCTATCAAAATACTGGAACAACCCAGTGACTTCGTTAAATAAAAACACCCAGCCTTTCTGAGCGTGTTCCCAATCTTTCTTTAAGCGATAACGGGGTCCTTGATAGAGGTTCATTTCGGTAAGTAAGAGCAGTCAAAATATTCTTCGCAGTTTTCTATTGCATCACCGATTATTTCGGGGAAAAGGTGCCGGTGTTCGTTCCGCAAAAAAATCATATTCCCTGTATGGACTAGCAGAAAATAGCCTTTTCGTAAGGCTTCGGTAAGGGTTGGTAGATAACTTGAACCGTGCGCACCTGGCACAATCCACTGATAGGGGGTAAAACTCGAATTGATTTCAATGATGACAATATCCGGACGCCCCTTGTAGGCTTTCCAGATGTGGTAACAAGGACCATCCGTATCAATACTCAGCAGATTAAGCTTTGCTGGCACCAACTCATTTACGGTCTCCGGCGTGACAAAGGAGTTAATGATGGTGCAATTATCTACTCGTGGGATTTGATCACAGAGCGACTTATCCGGCTCAATGAGAACAGCACTAAACCCTTTATTAATCCATTTTCGGGTATTACTGCAATAAAACCCGTTATGTGCCCCGAATTCGCAAACTGTACCAGTTATGATACCAATACGTTTAAAGACCTCTTCAACTACGCCATCTTCGCGATTCTGCGAAAAATCATTATATCCATACTTATTTATAAAGTCTAACATGCTGCTTTTAGTCTTCTTTTAATCCAACCACGTTTTATATTTTCACTGTGCTGCTTTAATTGTTCTGGCGTTTTCTTTGGCATTGGCTTTTTGCTCTTAACACCTTTTCTTGTTCCTGGCTGTTTAGTGAGTGCGTCATGAATAGACCATCCAAGTCTGTTTATTCTGCTTTCGACTCTCTTAAATGGATGCTTGTATATTTCGCACCATTCAGCAATTGTTTTTACCTCGCCATTATATTCAAGCAAATGATTGTCTCGTTTATTCCTGTTGTTTTGAGAGTGGGAAATCCAACGACAATTTTCAGGACTATAACCTAAATTGTTATCTTTTCTGTCCAATTCTAATTCTGGACTAAACCCTGAAGTTTCCGCCCATTCCCTAAAAATCAAATAGCTTCTCCATTCTTCACATACCGTGATTCCTCTAGCTCCATAATTCTTGTAAGCTTTCGCGTTTTGATTAGTACATCGCTGAATCATAGAATCCCACCTGCGATAAATAGCACTGCCTCTCTCGCCGTGGTAGGAAGGCGGTTTTCTACACCCACAGCTTTTTGTGTGCCCCCTGTTAACATTATTCTTTCGAGAGGTGAATTCTTTGCCGCAATAGCAACGCAATAAATAGGTATGCTGATTTTGACCTGATGGACTTTTAATAGTTGGGCCATCACCAAGAATGATTAAACCATTAATTTCTGCTATCTTTGTCATCGTCTTTAGTATGAGTGGTGTCTACTAAAGATAGTGATTATCTTGCAGATTATCAACAAGATAATCACTGTTATTCCCATTCATCATTGCGTTTTCGGTGGTGCCGCAGAATTGCATCATAATAATCGCCCGGATGCTCTTTGCGAATGTGCAGGGCTGTGGTCGTCGGAAACCAATGAAGTTTAATTCCGCGCCTGATAGCCATAGAAGCAATGATGGCCTGATCATGTCGATGCTCTCGAAAGGTGGGCGCATTTGGCCAAGTACTATCTTCATTGTCGATTAACCCAGGCATCAATGACCAGGCTAGCCACTCTTTGCAGAAAGAACGACTATAATTACTTACCCTGAAAAAGATTGTACTAGCCTGAACTTGTTTGTGTTCTCGCCAACTTTGCCAAAGTTTTTCTCGGTACGGGACTTCGCATTCCGCATAGTTCCATCCCAGAATAGCCTTCAACGTATCCCCCTTGCACCAATCTACATGAGGCCAGCCATTCGAAAAGAGAAATACATCTGATTCATTTTCTGCCATTGTGCGCAGGATGGGTTGAAGCGAAGAAATAAATTCATTGCCGGCATCGCAATAAATAAGGCAATCACCAATGTTGATTTCGTGAATCGCATCAGCAACAATCCATGGCTTCCAGGCCCAAAAACCATACCCTCGTTCGTGTTGCATTACCTCAGACTGCATTCGCGTAAACCAGTCCGGCAAATCATATTCCCGATAGGCGTGTACATCATCCACACCGAACTTGTAAGCACTTTCGGTAAGCTGTTGCTGGCTGATACTCATCCGCGAATCGCTGAATGAAACTAGGTGAACCTTGCTCATAGCTCGCTAAATTCCTGTTCAAGTTTATCCAACTCCGATTGTGCTTTTACTATGAATTTGAATAACATCTCCTTGGCCATATCAGGATCATCGAATTGAAGCGATCTTCTAACATTCGTATCCTTTGAGTAGCAAAATATGATGGAGTCGAAACAATCAACACTCACTTGATGTGCGGTCAGAAGTTGAAATTCAAGCATTTCAATACGTTTGGTAATTTTTTTAGCGCGGTTAAATTGTTCTGCTATCATTGCTTTAACTTTAAGTCGTTTATTCGTAGTAACTTTTCGATTTCAGCTAATGTCTTCTTACCACCATTAGGTAATCGCAAGATGTCAGATACTGTAAATTGCTGAATGTCTTCTATGAATTTAACATTCGCAGCACGTAGGACATTGTAAGTCCTAACAGAAATCCAAGCTTCGTGCAAAGGCGTTCCACCTTCAAGTCTATCAAATTTCAATCTCATCTGATCTCTATCTTTTTTCTCAACGCCAATAAGCCTTTCTATCTCATCAAGTTCTTTGTCAGAAAGGGATGCAATGAATTTATGTATCATATCATTTGTAAAATTCTATTCCCCTGAATATGAGCGCCAGTATAGTCCGTTTCTCTCTCCCAAATGTCCGACTTGCCCGGCCGCTGATAGGCGATCATAGGACTCATCAGATATGTATTGCCATCCGGGAACAACTTTTGCCGCATCTGCTCATCGAAAATGTACCATCCTTCCCCTTCGACGTTGAAGCGTTCCAGTACGGTTTGAGCGCCTTTCCTACTCCAGATGATCGCGTGTGACTGCCAGCAATCCCGCAACCGACATAATCGTTCCGTTACCCGCTCTGGCTTCCGAAACCAGTCGGTGCAGATATTTGCCCCTAGGTACAATGCGTCCCAGTCAGGTGGCAGGTCCTGCATTGCTTCCTCGACCTCGGACCATTGCCCATCAAATACCGCGTCATCCTCCAGGACGAGGAAGCAATCTTCCCCGCTATCGTAACCTCGTTTGATAACTTCGTATTGGCTGCGATTGAAAGCAATGTGAGGTGATTCATCTGTACATGCGTTGAAGTGTTCGACAGTAAGGCCCATTCTGTTGCACTCGGCAAGGACTTGATACCAACGGTCTGTTCTTGATGCCAGATTGATGACGTATGTTTTCATTTACAGACTCCAGATAAAACGTATAACCATCCAAACTAACTTTACCCATCCTACCAAAAGGGTAATTAAGACCAAACTACACGCGCATGTAGCAAGCCATTTTCCAACAGATAGCAATACCTCTTTCATTATCCCTCAGCTTTTAACAATTCATCCAATGCCAGCATTACCGCTGCTTCTGCCTCTTCCTGTGTTTTCCCATCAGCCATTGCACTAGGAAACTGCTTCACATAT